ACCGGTATTCGCCAAAAGGTTTATCATAATCCAAAACTTTTTCAACCTTCTTCTTAAATTTCCTACCAACTTTCGGTTGTACTCGCGTAGGTTTAACGCGCTTGGCTTTAGACCATGCCGTGCCATGTCCTAGGGTTCTAGTACGCTTCAGTGCAGCTTTTTGCGCAAGATCTTCTACTATCCAACTCGTACTCTTACGAGTCTTCTGCTGCAATTTTGGTTTCTTAGCAACAATAGCACCATTTACTATCTTAAAATTCCCAGCTCGCTTTGTAGAGTTCCTCATAGCAACTACTCTCGTATTAGTCATTTTAGTTAAAAAAAACTATATTTAATCTTCTTATCAAAGCATCAACAGTTTCTTTATCACATTCAGGGTACCATGCCATAGGAGCAATATTTGATGTAATCCAAATGTTCTTCGCGGTCAGAGGCCTAGAAGATCCCTTCGTTTCCACACAGACTGGATAACGGTCAAGCCATCGTAACATATGGGAGATGTCAATTCCTCCTCTAAATTCATCAATGACAACATTCTCCTGACCCTTGTAACCACACCACCATTTGGTTCTCGGATCCTTAGGGTAAGCCTCCATTCCTGCCTCTTCCCAGGCTCTTCGACTCTTTCCAGTTCCAGTAAGTCCCCAGAAAACATTACAGGTTCTCTCCATAGGATTTGCCTTAGCACTGTCCGCAGCAATAGCTCTGAGTGGAAAGTAATATCGAACATAAATGTCACTGGGGATATCTTCCATTCTTCCTTCCTCGGCTGATTTTCTGACTGCATCCCAGTCATCTGCTCGATTTCGTTGTATAGGTCTTCGCCCCAATTCAAATCGAGTTCCATTGACGGCAGTCTCGTCTTTCCAGACATATTCTTCTGCTGCTTTGCTGCGTGTAACTTCCCAGTGACCTTCGCCGACCTCTCTCTTAACCTAAGGTTAATTAGTGTAACCGTTGCAAGTCTGACAGGCTTATTGAAGGTCGCGCATAGTTGCCAATGTCCATTCCCGGACTGTCCAATTTCTTTCTGTCCTCGTAGCCAGACCACTGGGGCAGATAGCGATTCAGGTGGTGTCCATCTGATTGATTCTTGGATTGTGCCGATCCAGTATCTTCCAGCGCCCGCTCCCATTTGGATTGCATAAAAAAAAGTTTTTTTTTGTAAGATCTGACGCGTTTTTATATTTTTTGCGCGTTTTTTTTTCGCCCTTCGACGGCGGGATATTTTTCATACAACGTGTAACGTGTATCGCCGCATATGTAGGTAATAATGACGATACACTATCGTCTAGGTCTACATATGCTTGGCTGTTACTTGCGTCAGTACGTGGCCGCAGGGAGGGGCCAAGGACCCTCCCAGCCACGCGAATAACATAAACTGGTGTCGATTATGCAACTAAGTTGTGTTTTAATTAGGGTTAGGGTTAGGGTTAGGGTTAGGTTTAGGTTTAGGGTTAGGTTTATTAGTTGTTATTCGCAGCCGTGGCGATAGGATTCATAACGACCACTTGTTGGTCAATGTCCGTCTCGTATCGTTTAATCCAATTACCAATCATTACTTGATTACGACGTTGATTCTGCAAACCAAGATTATACGTTGCTAGATTAGTTATATCGCCAGCAACATTATCAGGCATTCGTGTTCTAACTGAATACATATATCTCATTGCTATTCCTCCAACATTATTTGAATTCCATTGACCAACAGTTTGTCGTAAAACGCTATCGGTTTGTCCACAAACGGTAGGATCGTTAATTACACGGAAAAATATAGTTTTAGTAAACTTTGTAAATGTTCTAATAGATCCTCCGCCGTCTGAACCATATTTCTGACCATCAATACTGAAATTCTTAGGACCTTGAAGGAAAAATCGTTTAGACTCACCAGGATTAAATTTAAACTGCACTTTAACAATCTTAAAGACTCTATGACAAGAGCTCCAATCACCATTCTTAGTACCAAGATCTGCCATAAAGTTAACACTTCTTTGGGAGTAAGTTCCAGGAGGATTTTGATAGAAATATTGATCTCCTTGTAAACTTGTTTGATCATTTATATAATCCGATGGATGCGCTACTTCATTATCTGCCTTTGGTTGACATATATACATTTCCAAATTAACAACATGAGCAGATGTAGATTTAAATTCAAATTCAACATAACTATTTGACACATGTACCGTCTGTGAATACGGAATATTTGTACCATTAGTAACTGCAGTAGAATTTCTGCTAAATGGACTGGCAGCTTTGTTATTAAAACAAATTGAAGCTGCATCCCATACTGAAAGTGGGCCGAAAAAATCAAAATACATTCCATTATTATCTGTAGAAAATTCATTAAACGTATCTCGTGAATTCTGTCTCAACTGCTGATCAGCAATGTACCGGTATTCGCCAAAAGGTTTATCATAATCCAAAACTTTTTCAACCTTCTTCTTAAATTTCCTACCAACTTTCGGTTGTACTCGCGTAGGTTTAACGCGCTTGGCTTTAGACCATGCCGTGC